TGAAGTTTTAGCAATTGCCTTCTTAACAGTTTTCTTTTTCTTATCAATTGCCTTCGTAACAGTTTTCTTTTTCTTAGCAATTGCCTTCGTAACAGTTTTCTTTTTCTTAGCAATTGCCTTCGTAACAGTTTTCTTTTTCTTAGCAATTGCCTTACTTATAAGTTTGCTTAATAGTTTATAAATCATGGCCGTGTCCTTTGATCAGTAATACGAAATTTGCTTGCGGGAAACTTCCTCTTCAACCTCGTCAGAATGAAGCGATATGAAATTACCCTGCCTGAATCTTAGTATAGCTTGCGTCATAGAGTCTACATAATCATCATGCTCTCCGAAAGGGAAAGACGCACACTCCTCAATGACCTCATCCGCAAACATAAGGTCAGGTGCCCACACAAGTCCAGATTCAAACACCGGACTCGCAGAATGCACACGGGTCATCTTGTCATTACCTCGACTAGGATGGTAATTAACAACAGGTATTCCCATCATCCTAAGCTCCTGCGTCAGCGGGGTACCACTCGCCTGAGACTCAATCAAGACCATATCAGGCTTATACTCCTGATACGTGTTATAAGCAACCGTCTTTAACTCAGGAAAATCCCACCGGCCACGCTCCGCATTCAACAACATAATCGCATCAGCCATACCATCACCCGGACTAAATACCCCCCAGGTCGTGATCGCACTGTAATCCGCCGTTTCTTTCTTGGAAAACGCCGTATCATAGGACTGAATAATGTAATGACAACTGGGCGGCTCATCCTTAGCCCAGATATTCCACCATTCGCGCTTAATAATAGCGCCCTCTTCCGAAGTAGGGTTCTGCTGGTACTGGGCATTCCACTTCGCGACCGGAATCGAAGCCTTAACAGACTCTAATTCCTCCTTCTTCCAGAACTCAGGCCACAAAACATTGCCGGAATCCTCGAAAATAGCAGGCAATTCAATCACCTCCCAGTTATCTGCATGATCTTCGGCCTGTCTACCCAATAACTTGCCGGTCAAATCAATGGTTGACCACCTCGTCATGACAATAACAATCGCCCCGCCTGGCTGAAGACGCTGCCTGGGACCAGAGGTATACCACTCATAAGCCCCTTCCATCGAATTTAAGGATAATGCGTCCTGCTCAGAATGCGGATCATCAATAATTAATAAATCTGCACCCCGCCCCGTGATGGCTCCACCCACACCCGCTGCAAAATATTCCCCCCCCGCCGATGTCTCCCACCTTCCGGCAGATTTTGAGTCAGGAGCCAAAGAAACCTTATCAAATATCCGCTTATACTCGTCAGTGTCCATAAGGTTCCTGACCTTTCGACCAAAACGTACAGACAAATCTGCAGTGTGTGTGGTCTGCATGATCTTCATGTCAGGTTTTAGCCCCATAATCCACGATGGGAAGTGTACAGAGGCGAATTCGGACTTGGTATGCCTGGGGGGCATGTTGACAATTAAACGCTTACACTTGCCCTGAGCGACCTCTGTGAGCTTGTCTGCGATAATGCGGTGGTGCTCTCCCTCAATAAAGCCGTCCCAGATGTATCTAATGTACTCCATAAAGGATTCTTTGCACTTGTCCTTAGACTCCAGCATCGCCAGGCGATCCTTCAACATAAGGATCTCTTTCATATCCGATTCGGGAATATGGGCAAGAGTGCGGCTAGAAGAACTCAAAATGGTTTTTCCACAGGATTGTATGCGTGTAATGATATTACACAACAAACCTACAAGATAAAACACAAAGGGGGGGGGTACCCCTTTTTCTTATCAAGATCTCAAAAATTCAAGACCTGACCCCTAGGGAACCTGAAAAAGTTTAGGGCATTGTTGCCCTGGGAAGACACAGTCAAAAGAAAAAGACTGTTTAGCAAAAGAGTACTGTATGAATGCACAGTTATATAGTATTGCGGTAACGTTATATTTTTGGTATAATATTCACATCTTATCAATACTGATAAGGAAAAAAGGAAAAGAGAAATGATGTCACTCACAAAAAGGAATACAGCTGGCGCTTATTTCCAAGCGCTTAAGATAACGAACAACCCTGAGTTTGTAGCAGCAACCAAGATCGTTGCGAGTTATCAGAAAAGGTTCAAAGAAGCGGCGCGACCTTCACTCGATTATCGAGAGGGCAAGATTGTTTTACGAACTGTTCGGATTATCACAAAAGGTTTAGAATTCAAACAGGATGGCGAATGCATGTCATTCACCTATCGTGGTCTCAGCGCATCCGCCAAGTGGCGATCACCAGAGTCTAAACCTAGAGCTGGCACGATTGTGATCAGTAACATCAAACGAGTTTAATTGTTAGCAGAGCAAAGCGGGACTAGTTCCCGCTTTTCCCTGCCAACTCCGGTAGGATTAAAAGGGAAATCAAGATGAGTAAACGAACATATCAGGAACAATTAGTAGAAAGCGGATTGAATAAAGTTGATGGCGCATATGACATCGCATCTGCAACAGAACGATGCCATGAAGCTTTCACGCTGTTGTCAGACGACCAGCGATTAATAATGCAAGGCATGTGGGGCACTAAGTTTATCCAAGAACTGGAAAGATTCGGCAGATACACTGATAAACAAGCTTGTTTATTAAAACGTCATGCAATTAGTGAAGTGTAAAACTTAACGGGGGCGAGAGCCCCCATCTTAAAAAAAGAAATAGATATGCAGGGAGAACGAGAGTTCTCCCTTTTTTTTGCCTGGTGCCTGGTCAGAATCCCGACCGCAAGCATAAGGCCGCAAGCATAAGGCCGCAAGCATCACACCCCTATAGCTATGCGGTGGCGTTAGTAAATACCCCAGGGATTTGATACAATAAACGCTCTACAAAAAAAGGGAATAGCACAATGAAAGTATCAGAAGCAAGGCAGTTAGTAGGCGGGTTATCCAACGCGTCAAAGATGCCAAGCAAGTCTTATGGTCTACCGGCCCAAGCTTGTAAGGTGGGCGGCAAACTTCGCAAGGTTAAAGGTTCAACATGCGAAAAATGCTACGCCTATGATCGTGGTATGTATGTCATGCCAGTAGTCAAGGCGGCACAAGCCAGAAGACTAGCAACAATCAAAGATATAAATTGGTCTGCCAACATGGCGAGATCAATTAACAAAGATAAACTTTTCCGGTGGCATGATAGCGGCGACATTCAAAGTAGCGAACACTATCAAAAGATTATAGAGGTGGCCCGACTCACGCCTGATTGCAAGCACTGGTTACCAACACGTGAAGCGCAAATAGTCGCAAGGCATCAAGGCAAACTACCAGACAATCTAATCATCCGAGTATCCGCACCAATGGTAGACGGACCCGCACCTAAGCGATTCGCCAACACCTCAACAGTACACGCCAACACCATACCGGTTAACTCTCACGTATGCCCAGCACCTAAGCAAGGCAACGAGTGCAAAGATTGCCGCGCATGTTGGGACAAATCAATCCCAAACATTAGCTACCACGCTCACTAAGGGGCCAACCTGGTCCAGCCTGGGCAGATCCCGATGATCCGGCTGATGCGCCTGCGTCAGGCCGCAAGCTCAAGGCCGCAAGCAATCAGGTCATCAAGGCCGCAAGCAGTCACACGCATACCCCCACCCAAGGCCGCAAGCACCCGCTAAAGGCCGCAAGTACTACAAAAAAAAACCCCTACAGCCCCCGTCTGTGGGGGCGGGAGGGATTAACCCACACAAATACATGTTATTTTTTATGTTTTATTTTATTCATTTATAAACTATACTGTTTAACGCAAAGGCAATAACGCCTTTAAAAAAGGGAGCAAGACAATGAAGATAGAACTCAAGAGCTTTAAGCATTCAGAATTCGCATCACACGAAACACATTGCTATGAGGCAACGGTATATGTAGATGGCAAGCGCGCCTTCTATGCATCGAATTATGGGCATGGTGGCGCTGATGATTACACCCCACTATATACGGAAGGCAAAGACGCGAAGCAAGCACGGGCAGAGTTTGATGTGGTGATGGCAAAGGTTGAAACCCATTGCACTACCCTCCCAAAATGGCGTAGTAAGTTTGCAATTGAAGACAACATGGACGTTGATATTGAAATCTTAATCGGGGACATCATTAATAAGAAGCTGACCGCTAAAGAGTTAAAGAAATCGCTCAAGAAAAAAGTGCTTTTCATTACTGAAGACGGGATATATCAAACAGGTTACGGGCAAAAAAAGCCCGCCGATCAAAACTTGATAGACATGGTGCGAGAAGAAAACCCCGATGCCATCATCCTCAACAGCCTTGCGTTTGATCAAGCCCTAGAAATCTACAGCGGGGAGCAAGCGTGATGAATACGCATAAGAAATGGATAAAAAATTCAATCCACAACACGCACCTCGCCTCTGAGCAAGCCGAAGGCATAGAGATACGTTCACTGATTCACAACAAAAGCAGTTCAAATGACACGCATGATTTCAGCGCGCAGATATGTGTAGATGGCGTAAAGATTCTACGTGTAGAGAATGATGGCAAGGGTGGTGACAACTACTACCACCGGTCTAAGAAAAAAGTATCCACCGCTACTGCCAACGTAGAGACAGATCGTTTTCGTAAGCTGATCATCATTGCAAAGTTATACTGTCAGTCAGAATGCTGGGAACGCTGGGATGATCACGAAGAGATACGTGAGCGGGTAATAGACACCCCAACATGGGATGAAGTTGACTTTGCCTACCTCGACATCCTTGTTGGCGCGTTGGTCAATGAGCAACTCACCATGAAGGATATGTCTAAGGCGATACGCAATCGGATACACATCATTGACACTGAGGCTAATGATAGCGGTGGGTTTCTTTACAGCACTAACAAGCGACCCACTGACATTCATTTAGCCAACGCAAAGAAAGTCCTCAAGGGTATAGGAAAACATTTTGATTACATCTTAATGAATGAGCTTGATGAGACTACGCAACTAAAACTATGGTTAACCATAAACTAAAAAAGGAAAATGATATGTCAGAATTAGATGATGGGATTCCTATTTATGGTCAGGATGACGTTGACCTAATGAAGAAAGCGTACAAAGACTTCGCTGATGCAGCCAACGTCTTGACCGAATGCATCCGGAACAAAAACGGTGAAGATGCAGACTGTGCTGAAGAGTACCCGTTCCAAGAAAGCTTTGATGAAGTAGCAAGCAGTATCAGAGTGTGGGCATCTTTTGCTAAACGCAGACTGAACAAAGAAGGAGGGCAATAGATGTGGATACTTCCAAAGAACTATCAACTAACGGACCCCTCAACGTCATCAGCTTTTGTAGCGGATACGGTGGCATCGAGAGAGGACTTGACCTTACTGGCACCACTCATCGAGTCCTCGCTTATGTGGAGATCGAAGCCTTCGCCATTGCGAACTTGGCAAACAAGATGGAGTCGGGTGAGTTGGATGCCGCACCTATTTACACGGATATTAAAACCTTCCCAGCACATCTCTTTCGAGGCTGCGTTGACCTCATCACTGGAGGCTATCCGTGCCAACCGTTCAGTGCAGCGGGAAGGCGCAGGGGTGAAGATGATCCCCGCCATCTCTGGCCCTACATCAGAGAACATATCAACGCAATTGAACCTGTTCAATGCTTCTTTGAAAACGTCGAAGGACACATCTCGCTTGGACTCTCCTCTGTCCTCAGTGACATGGAAGAAGATGGTTACGACTCAACGTGGGGAATATTCTCAGCGTCTGAGGTCGGAGCCCCTCACCAACGCAAGCGAGTCTACATCTTGGCCGACACCGTCAGCGAGAGATTGGAAAGATACTCCCGGCATGGCGAAGACCTCAGTGAATCACGATGGCTCAACCAGAAATCGAACAGACCAACTTGCCAGAGCGGTGTACGCATCCAAAAATACAACTGGTTGTCTGAACCCAACGTGGGTCGAGTGGTTGATGGGTGTGCCGACAGGGTTGACCGAATTAGGATGTTGGGAAACGGAGTAGTACCACAAACTGCAGCGAAAGCCTGGAGAATTTTAAATGAAAGATAAAAAAGAAACACGGGGTGGATTAAGGTGGAACTCAGCCACCTTGCACCAATCACGCAAGCCATTGGATCACATATGCACATGGTGCAATGACTCCTTCACTAGCACGGGCAACAAAGAGAAAGGTGATCGGTATTGTTCTGACCATCATCGGATCAACATGTTCTATCTAAAGCAAGCCATAGACAGCAAGAAAAGAGTGACGAAAAGAATGCGTAAGCGTCATACATTCAGGCCGGAGGTGTGGAGGGCATAGCGCCCTCATCATCCTCAACCTCCTCAACCTCCTCACACCTCAATAGGTCTAATCTCTATTGATTGTATGCCTCACTGTACTTGATCATTACATCATCTTCCAGATGAAGCAGCTTACCGTCTTCTGTGATTTGCCTGTCCATCCACTCAATATTTTTCATTAGCTTAACCTTCATGGGATGCCCTGTTTTTTCTGCATAGCTTGCTGCAGACTTCACTGCCATGCTTTTTCTTAGGTAATAGCCATCAATCAACTTTGTCTCAGTATCCTCAATAATAAAAATTTCTCGATCACTCATCTTCTTCATCCTCATTATCACGTTGTCTGTCACGAATCATAATAAATACTCCGCCAAGCACGATTATTGCTATCGTCCCGCCAAGCACGGCGAGAAGATGAATAATCTCAAAATCAGTCATCATCCTCAACCTCCTCCTCTTCGTCATCCTCATCAACCTCACCATCAACATCAACATCATCCCCCTCCTCCTCCTCACCAACCTCCTCATCAACCTCATCAACCTCATCAACCTCATCAACCTCGATCTCTTCGATGTCCTCCGCCTGGACCTCGATTGTTTCTGTCCTCACCAGCTCATGCTTCTCGATCAGGTTCCTTAGCCTTGCCTCGACTTCGCCTCGATCCATCTGATCAATGGTCCCTGTCTTGATCTCTTTCCTCTCGACCATCAATCCTGCCAGCTTTGCCCTGCCCATCTCTGCCTGTACTGCGGGGCCATACGCACCATCCTCCAAAGCTGCATCCCTAATCATCTGCAGATCTCTTGATACCTTATCAAAAGTAATCCCATACTTAAGTTGCTTGGATTCTGTGAGTTCCGCGATCCGATCCTGCACATGTCTGAACTGCACACCATGTAGCATGGTTGATGCGCTCACGCTTGGGGATTTGTACCCGGCTCGTATGGCGCACTCCTTCTTGGTCAGGTCATGATAAACAAACAGTTGCACGAACTTCTCCTGCTTCGGCGACAATCTCTTTCTCCTGGACAGACCTCGCTTTGCAAATTGCTCAGGTTCTAGCAACATGTTTTGGTTCTTCTTCTCACCCTGCGGTCTTACTTCACTCACCTACATTCTCCCAATCTGACATTCTCCCAATCTGACGTTTGCTTTCTTTTTTTTTCTTCCCCCACCCTAAAGGAGTTGGTAGAGAATATGTATATATAGTTCTCTCCCTTTAGGGAGTGCCCCTACTGCCCCTATGCCCCTACCTATTTTTAAAGGGCTGTAGAAGGGGGGGCAACGCTGTTAAGGCAGGGCAACGCTGCCCCTACTGCCCCTACCCCTAAACCCTTGATATCGTTCAACTTTATTTTCAAAACAGGGGGTATGGGGCAATTTGAAATAAGCCCCGATTGCCCCTACCTTTTGCCTCGAAATCACTTTAACTTTACCTTGTAAGTATTTTCCATAGTCTTCACCTCCATCTGTAACTGACTAGCCAGCACCTCATCTATGTCCATGCTTGCCACCTGTACTTGCCACCGCTTATGCTTGTTGTTACTATGATCCAAGGTCTGCCAGGGGACACCAGGTTTTATATATCCCTTTTTTCCTGTTGCTTCTGACTAGGATCTTGCCCTGAGAGGGCGTGTTTTAATTCCTTTTTTCACCCCTCTCTGGGCAGTCTACCTACCTACTTACCTACCATCCTCTTCGTCATACTCATCCTCTCCGTCTTCTTCTTCGTCATACTCGTCCGGTTCGTCTATGCTGTTTTCTATTAGCGCAACGATACGTTCAAGTGAGCTTGCTATACGCTCCGTTGTGTCAAGCAGCCTAGTTACCGCTATCTCGACACCAAGGTTTTCTATATCGTCCGACGATCTCTCTGGTATATCGCTCATAGGTTTCTCTCCTTACTGACTGTAATTTTTAGTTTGTCCATATACCACTGCGCCTTGTTGAGATCCTCAAGACCCTTGTTGCTTTTGTGCTCGTAGCGCCACAGATACTTCATGATGTTACCCTTGAGGTATCCCTGGAACTGAGCGAGGGTCATGCTTGCCTTGATTGCATCGATACATTCAATGTCACCCTGCTTGTAATGACTTGGGTTTACTGGATCACTCAAAGGAATCTACCCTTCGCATCCCGCGCTTGCTTCAACTTCTTCTTTACCTTTTGAGATTCTTGAGGAAGGTTTTCTACGACCTCTTGATTTTTTTCACGGCCCATCAGTCCGGCCATCCAGTTTTTAAAATGCGTCATCGTGCTCATCGTGCTCATCACTCTCATCGTGCTCATCACTCTATCTCCCATGGTTTTGCTGCGGTACTCTCCGCAAGATAGTGCCACATCGCCTGACCGGGCAGGCTGAATGTCAGCACCTTGTGTCCCAAGTTACCCTGCACATAGCTAACTGCATTCCTGCAGGCTTTCTGACCATTCGCCTTGTTGTGTCTACGCAGTTGAGCCTTGGCGATCAGTTCAAGCTCATTACGTTTGTAGTATTTGTCCACCTTCATGCCTTTGAGAACGATGCTGGCTATCGCCACCTCATCTTCTTCAGACAATTGCTTCACTGGTCTGCGACCCAGATCACTGACGGTCCAGACACCCAGTTGAAAATCAAAGTAGGCCAAGTGCTCATCGGGATCTTTCGCATTCCGCGCTTCATAATAGAAAGTGACGTTAGGTTTTTCTCCTGCCAGTTTAACACCACTGTCGAACCATCCTGCGAACACGCTACCCCCACGGGCTGACATAAAGCTTTTGTCATCGGCTCTATCTTTCCCTGTGTGGTGCGCCAGGATGACCGCAATATCATTCATCTCGATCAGCTTATCCACCCTGTCAAGCA